TTTGTAATGCTACTTGTACTTGTCCACCACTATTGATATCGAATCGAATTGCTATTTTGACCGCTTGTTCTAAGATCTCAATTGCATCTTCATATTCATCTGCTTCATCAATTCCTAATGCATGAGCAGCTCCTAGAGCAATTGCTGCACCTGTTCCTGTGCAATAAACTTTATCTTTTGTCTTTTCTAATCCATATACTTCATCTATAAAGTACAAAGTTCCTTGGACGGCAACTATGAAATCATTCTCAAATGATGATGGAAAGCCTTCAGATTTAATGTCATAACCTGATATTCCAAAGGTTTTACGCAGATTTGGCACAAACTGAGTCACCATAAACTTATCCAGATTCTTTGATCTTGGAGGTGCTGGTGGATTAAAAGCATGTTGGATCAGATTCATGCCGCGGACTAAACCTGCAGCAGAAACTAAATATTTGCCATTTTCTGCAATTTTGCCCATAGGAGAACAATCAGCTCTCATGTCATAACCAGTAGTTTGCGTATCTGCAGCAATGATACAATAGTCATCATGTTGATATGCAATGAGTGTTGTCATTATTCCTCCGTAGCCAGTTCTCCGCCAATAGCCATATAAGCTGCTCCATCTACCCAACCATCTAATTTCTCAGGTGATTGGACTAATCTAGCAACTTTGACTTGATTCATGCACAATGCAACTTGCCAAGGTTCTACGGTAATGCCTAAAACTACACTCCAAAGCTTTGCAATGCGGTCATGGTTTTCTTGTGGAGTTCCATAATCTGCTTGCCTATCGTTATAAATTAAACGTGTTGCTTCGTCTAAGATCTCTTTGCGATTCATTAGTCTAGCCAAACTTGATAACAAGCAGTGACACGACCTCGTTCGGGATCAATGAAGTGGAGTCTTTGAGAAGGAACACCTGAGGCGGCCATAGAGTCGCGCGCGTAGCGGTTATCGGACTCCGTTGAACCGGTCCAGTATACTGATCCAAGACCATCTGATAACGGTTCTTGTGCATGACGATGGTAATGACCCAAGTATATGTCTTGAAAGTTCCAGTCGTAAGCTCCAGCTTTCCATCTGTTTCCTGCTGCTTGCCATCCGGCCGGAGAAGCAAAACCAGATCTACCAACTTCATCGCCATGCATAAGAAGAGCTCGATAGTTGCCGATCTCAATGCGCTGAATATCTTCAACACCATGGCGTGGATCCCATGTCAGTCTTTTAGCAGTCGCTTCTTCAGAACATAATAACTGACGAGCAAGCTCATAACACATACGGTCAAAATTATCAGACTTCGGTACGTCCGCTCTTTTGTTTCCGATTCGGCCATGATTTCCCCATTCTGCAATAACGGTTACATGTTGGTAAACTGCTAATGCTTGTCGTACAACATCTACTATCAAACGACTAACTGTTATGTATTGGTCATATAAACTAAGATCTATTTCCCATAACTGAGCTGGATAGTTAAAAAGACCTTCAACCATATCTCCGCCAAAGCAAATTACTGCATCATTGACTGGATGATCTTGTCTTTGTATTTCGGTAATTTTGGTTGCTTTAGTTGTAAAGTCCATGACTCTAGTTCTCATGATTTCTGAGTTATAACTAGGAGTTACTTTTGCCCCTTGCCAATCGGTAAGATGCCACAAAGCAACTTCTGCTCTTTTGCGGCGTTTGTCTATTTTTGGACCTTCAATTGGCTTCATTGGTCCTAAAGCCAAAGTTGCATCTTTACATGCTTGAATCGTAGCTTCTACTAATTCTTCTGTCCGTTGTTTTGCTTTAGACAGTTCCTTTTGTGTCCGTACAAGAGTCTGACGAAGTTCTGAAACTGATTCGTCTACTTCTAATTGCAGTTTCTTGGCGTCGTCAGATAAAGTCATGGGGTCCTAAAACATGGGCATTGTTTTTTGCGATGGACTGTGAGTACAGTATTTCCTAGTTGAAAACCATGCGCTCTGAGTAAATTAACAATTTGCAGAATAGTAACTTTAGATTGGATTAAGTTTTCTAAAGCATCTGAATCAGATGGCAATAGTTGAGATTTAATTTTGCCGACCACACAGAGTGGTTTACTTTGTTCGTTCAAAAGATCATTTATAGCTTTCGATAAGTCCCCCGAGCTCATCATTACTTACTTCCTAATCCGTATTCTTTTTCTTTTGGATCAAGTGACTTAACGATTGGAGCAATAATAGATCCAAGTAGTACTGCATATTCAGGGCGCATATCTGCTGCGATTGCAAGAATTACGGTAATACCAGATGCTGCAACTGCTCTTAAATAAGATTTAATTGCTGCTTTATGCTTTGGTTTGAGTTTCATAACACTCCTTTAGTTCTTTGGACGTGCAATTGCCATAATTGTATCGTATTTTCTGCGTTTTAGATAGAACCCGTCACCATTAGATTGGCTACCTGTTTTATTGTCCGACGTATTACCTTCCCATACATTTACGTATTTTAAGGTTGTATTGTGATACTGGACAATTCCTACATGATCCGGTTGAGCATCCGTATCAAACTGAAAAAATACAAGATCACCACGTTTTGCTTGACCGATTGGTACTAACTGATTGCTTTTTGTTAAATACTTAAGCCATTCATCACACGAAGCATAACCTTTTGGTTTGCTCTTAGGTGCGACTTTGCTTAATAAACCTGCTTCATGATAAACTTTAGATGCTGCCATTGCGCACCACGGTTGGTTATTAAGTCCATACCACTTACCAAAAACAGTGTCGTTATTCTTGCCTTCAGTATAACCGATATAACTACTTGCTATTTCTTTTAGGTTTTTCATCCTTGCCCCCTAGAGTTAACATTGTTATTACTAATTCCATTTGAGTTTCTAATCTTGCAACAGAGTCTTTTAGACTAGATCCACCGTTTGGTTTTAATTCATTTAGGAAATGTTTAACTAGCCAACGTATGGCAATTACAAACGAACCTAGTATCGATATGACCGCAAGTATTAAAGCAGCCCAGTCATTCACAGTCATTCTTCTCCTTGAGTTTTAATTCGAGATCCCCCACTCTAGCCGTCAACATTGCTTTGTCCAGAGCTAGCAGACCAATCTGCTCTCGTAGTACAGCAATAACAACATTGATGTCTAGTTCTGTCGTGTTATCCATTTACTCCCCCTTGTTTTAGCAGTTTTACGGCAATGATTTGCAAGTCCGGATGTAAAGTCTGTGCTTCTGTTTTTGCTGTTTCTGCATCAATTGCGGACACTGTTTCTTTGATTAGTATACCATCATCATTAAAACCAACTAAATATTCGTTCATCGCTTGCCTTCCAATGCAATTATTCTATTGCTTAAATCTTGAATTAACGCTAACATACCAGGGATAACAAAACGCTCGTTCCAATTCTCAACAACTCCATTGCTACTATCGGCTGCAATTGGGTAATACTCTGCAACTTCTTCTGCAATTAAGCCTGGTACCATTAGGCCTACTCTGTTGTCAGTTGGGTCTAAATAATCGGCTTTAAACTTAAATGCTCTAACTGGCAGACTAAGCAACTTGTTTGGATCAAGGTCAGCAATTGTTGAAATGTTAGCAATGTCCTCTTTGAAGCGAGCGCTTGACGCCGTGCTTCGTCTTAGACGACCGTCGCCAACATCAATGCGAGCGTTAGATGCATTGGCTGTAGTAGAGCTGTCTTGAATATAGGTAGCGTCAAGCGAGTAGAAGTTTCCGTTAGCAATAACGCCGAGGCTATTTACTTCCAAATATTTACCAGCTGCTTGCGCTATAATGACCGCGTTAGAAGCCACATAAGCCAGTGGATAAGTCGTAACATTTGGATTAAAAGTTGAACCGTAATGAATAACGATGCCATCGGTAGAAGCAGGGCCTATAGCGCCAACGAAGGTACTGGACTCCATAAAGCGAATTGAGTTTGTACTTGCGTCTACTTGAACTCGTCGAGAACCTGATGAAGTGCGAAGTGTGAAAGCAGTGAGTGTGCCCGCGGTCAAGCGGTCCACAGTGATAGAGCCAGCTTCGATTTCGAGGGCTGTAATTGTATTGGCCGCAATTTCGTCTGCAGTGATTGTGCCACCCGCGATTTGTGTTGCAGTGATGGTGGCAGTGGCGATGTTGCTAGCGGTAATTGTTGAACCAGCAATTTTTGCACCAGTAATTGTTCCTGCTGCAATTGAAACTGCCTCAATGGTTCCTACTGCAAGTTTTGCTCCAGTAATTGTTCCTGCAGCAATGTTTACAGCTTCAATAGTTCCACCAACTATTTTTGCTCCAGTAATAGAAGCGGCAGCAATACGATCCGCATTTAATGTTCCAGTTGAAATAGCCGCTGCATCTAAGTTTCCTACAGCAAGATTTCCAAAACCGTAAGCTTCCCAAGCAGAACCAGTCCATCTATTTGGTTTGTTGTCCGCACTAGAATCAAACCAAAGATCTCCAACTGAATGAGTTCCTGCTGGTGCTGTTGCTTGACGATAAACTTTATTTTTTCCATCTGCAGTTGTTTGTGCAGCTGTTGCTGCTGCAGATGCTGCCGCTGCTGCTGAAGTTGCGGATGCAGCTGCAGATGAAGCCGCTGCTGCCGCAGATGCTGCTGCTGCTGCCGCTGTTTCTGCTGCAGCAATTCCAAGATCTTGAACAGATACCCATGCAGTTCCAGTCCAATAGTATTGCTTATTACCATCGTCTGTATCAAACCAAACATCGCCTTCAGTTAACGGAAAAGCAGTTCCATCTGGAGCAGTTGCTTGCCGGTAAATATGATTTTTACCATTAACAGATACTTCAATGGTGTCAATTTCAACTTGAAGTTCATCTATCTCTTCTGTAGTCGCTGCAACAATAGGAATAATTGAAGTCTGAGTCATTCCAGTTGAAGTAACTGTAATTGGAGTGATTGTGATTTGCGGACAAAGTGGCATTATTTCCCCTAAATCGTAATCGTGTAAGGATCAACTACAGATGTGAAGTAACTAATTCTCCAATTATCTGCTGTTATTGAATGAGCTAATCCTTCTACAACACAGTTAATTGTAATGTTTCGTCCATCATAAGTTAAACGTTTTACTTGGACAAGATCATTTAGTTCTGTTTCTAGCATATCTGTGGCAAGAGCACCAATACCAATTGCTGTAAAATCTATTTGTTCTGCTAATACAACTGCATCAGCATCTTTTCTGGCAGCATATAAAGCAAGATTTGCAGCGCTAGTTTCGTTTAAGATTGGTGCATCTAGTTTTTTAGACTTAAGTCCATATGTGGAAACACTAGATGTAAACTTTGCTGTCTTTTGAGCTTTTTTTGGACCTCTAAATACTATTGCTTCATTGTAAACATAATCAGTTCCTGGATTAGTAATAATACCGTCGTAACCCACACTATTGGCATCGCCCTGATCGCTAAATAATAATTGAGTTGGTCGAGTAAACTTGTCAGATAGTGGAACAAGTGTTGCTGTTCCTGTGCGACTTACATAGAAACGTCCACCAATACAGTTTGCACATTGTTCTAGCATTTCAAGACAACTCATATTTTGTTTTGTCTTTTGCATAACGGTTGTTCCTGTTAGACTGCGTGCAGCGGTCCATGAAGCAAGATCAAGTGCTCTAGTTGCTCTCAATGCTGCAGTTTCTGAATAATCACTAGTTGCTAAAGCAGGTGCAATTGCCTTGGCAATTTGTGCAAGACCATCAACAAATGTTAATGAAACTGTAGGATAAATACCTTGGTTTACTTCATTGTTTTCTAAATAGCCTGTATAGATTGTTGTTGCATTACCTTGAATTCTTACTTGCATTCCCGCAATTAAAATCCCATACCATGGACTTGATGTGTTGCTTGGATCGAAAGCACCTGACTGATTGTTAAGTACAACATCAGCAGTTCCAGCTTCTAGAAAGTCATTTTGATATTGACGACCTCTGCGGATTTCAACAGATAATAAAAGATCAGCACTAACAGCCGTAAAAGCTCCACCGTTACTAAATGAAACTGTAAGTGTAGGTGCATTTGCTGGCATTAGAGCACCGCAAACTGACTGCCACCACGTCGGCGCATAAGAGTTGCAAGACCATTTTTAATACCATTAACAAGGTCACCTTGTGAAACAACAGAACCAGCAACATTGACTGTGATGTTTCCACCGTTCATTGTTGTGTTCTTAGCAATGTTTCCATGTCCGGCAGACGCTAACAATGAGATCGTTGGACTGGAAATACCAAGTTTTGCTTGCTTGATTTGATTCTTACGGATTGCTTCAAGTGTAATTGGATCAGTCTCTTTAAGTCCTTTTAGTCCAAACTTGTTTCGAAGTTTAAGTAATAATTCACTTGCTTTGGCTGCATCGTCTGTTGCTTTGGCAAGACCGTTTGTTGCTCCAGTCATTCCTTCTATGCCTTTAGTATAATCTGATGCTGATGCAGAAAATCCTTTAGCATTAAACTCAAACTTGCCTAATGAGTCGGCTGCTTTATCTGAATCTTTATTAAACTTATTTGCCGCAACACCAATACCTACCAAAGCAACTCCAAATGCTGCTGCTCCGGCTGCGGCTGAGATACCGCCGGTGGCTAATGCGGTTGCAGCTGCAGATGCAAGTGAAACTGTACGAAGTGCTTTCATGACCTTAATAATTGCTTGAATACCTGTTACTAAAGCAGCAACGGCTCCAGCAACTTTAGCTCCAAAGAAAGCAGCAATGATTACAGCACCAAGAGTTGCAAATACTTTAATATTTCTAGCAACAAAACTAAACATATCGTACATTAACTTAGCAAATGCTATGCCATATCCAATAGAAGTCTTAAATCCTGCTGCAATTTTATCGCCATTTTCATCTACAAACTTTTGAATTGCAGGAATAGCCTTGTTAATAATAAGATCGGCAAATGACTTGATTTGTGGAATTAACTTATAACCAAGAGATTCAGATGCTTCGCCAAATGCAAGTTTAATTCTTTCCATTTGTCCAGCAAACGTATTGGCTGCCGCAGCTGCGGCTCCTTTTGTTTCACCTGAAATCTCACGCATTGCTGCTGCAAAATCTTTGGATTTAACAGTAGCTGCAGAAATCTGTGGGAATAACTTCTTAAGTGCACCAATGTTTCCGCCGTATGCTTTGGCAAGGAGTTTTGATGCTGTATTTAGATCTATATTTTTGGCCGCTGCAATATCCATTGAAGTGCCAAGTAATGCTTGAGCTTTTCCAACGTCTCCAGTTACTGCAGCCAATCCAGCGAGAGCAGGTCTAAGTTGGTCATCTGCAATACCAAACTCTGCTTGCATTGCAGTAATGTATTCTTCTGTTGCGACTATAGCCGCGTCAGTTGCGCCGACTGTATTTCTAAGTGAATTGGCAAGAAGTACTTGAGACTTCTGATCTTCCATAGCTGCTTTAACAGCATCATAACCAATTTTTGCAGCAAAAGCTCCTGCTGCAATTGCAGCTAAACCAAACTTCTTTGCAGTTCTATTTGCAAAGTCACCGAACTTTTTTTCCATTTTACTAATATCTTTGACTGCAGCTTTTGTACCTTTGTCAGAGTATTGAGTAAGAATGCGGGCGACTACTGCACCAACTGCCATTTTAGTCTACCTTTCCCGCTGAATCTAGATGATTTTGTAATTCACGTTTTGCGTCTTCTAAAGCTTTTGCCACTACTTTTTCAATACGTGGTCTTTCTTTATCTACAACTTTCCAAACAAGACGAGAGGCTTTACCAAACCAATTAAGTCTTTCAATAAATGATCCACTTTTTTTGTTACGTCCTGAAAGCTCAAATACTTTACCAGCATCAGAAGTATTTAACAAAGCACCAGCACTAGTTGTGTAATCTTTACGAGCGCGCCTTTGTGATTTTGACACGGTGATTCCTGCTTTAATTGTATTTGTATCCCAAGCAGGCCAACCAGCACCGCCCCATGTTCGTCCACTTACTGCTGCTGTAGGTCTCCAATTGCGCATTGGAGTATTTGTAGTTCTACTTTGAATGCTATCGACTAAACGATGAGCAGCGTTTTCGGCATTATTTAACTCAGTGTTAACTATTTTATTAAACTTAGCAACAGCTTTTTTATCAAACTCTTTAAGGGCTTTGATAGTTGGCTCAATGCCTGTCAAAATAATCCGTGTGTCTTCTTCCACTTATTTACCCTTTGCTCGTTCTTTAAGATAAATAGTAATAGCCTCAAGTATTCCTTCAGGTGCATCTATTAGATCTATGGGTGAAATACCAGTTTCCACCGAGATAGCTGCTACGTTATACGTTAAGCTGTCTCGGTGGATCCGAAAGAATCATCTGAATCCAATTCGGCAGACGCAATTGTGTCTAAGAATTCTGGACCAAATGGTTTTACAATCACACCATTAGATTGCATGCACTTCCATGCTAACCAATAAACGTGTTCGATCTTTTGTTCTTCACCAAGGAGTTTAGGCATTCCTTTGCCATATTGCTGCTCGAATGCAACAATGACACGAGGAGTTAATTTATAACTAACTTCATTGCCATCAACTGTTTTTACTTTGATTCCAAGACCGTCCATGATTTCCCCCTTGTTAGATTAGGATTTAGTGATTGTACCACTGATTGGCCAAGTTACTGATGCAGTTGCAAGTTCACCAACGGCACCATTTAGTGGTGTCCATTCTGAAACTAGTGCACTAAAACTATATGCCGGTGTCGTGCCAGCTACTGGACGAACAGTAATTGAAACTGCTGTACCAAGAGTTGGATAAATAACTGCTTCTAAAGCTCCTGCAGCGTAATCTTGATTAAACTCAAGAGCAACACTGTTATCAGCAAGTCCAGCCACACGTGTGCGCGCAGTATTGCCAAAAGCTGTAGTTTCTACAACATCGTAAGTAGATCCTAGAGTAACAGAAGTAACATAAGATGAAATATCTGTTGTTCCAAAAGTAACTGCTACGTTAGTTAATACAATACGTGCCATTATGAAACCGCCTTAGTTACTTCACCACTGATTGGCCATGTTACAGATGCAGTTGCTAATTCTCCGACGGCTCCATTCAAAGGAGTCCACTCTGAGACTAAAGCTGTAAATGAGTAGGCAGGATTGTCTGCTGCTGTTGTTGCACCATTTGGCTTAACTACAACAGCAGTTGTAGTTCCAAGCAATGGATAAATTGTTGCTTCAACATTGCTTGTTGCGTAATCTTGATGGAATTCAATTGCTACTGAATTATCACCAAGTCCAGCAACACGTGTACGAGCAGTTGAACCGAATGCAGTTGTTTCCACAACATCATCGTTTGTTGTTAAAGTAACACTTGCAATGTGGTCAGAAAGATTGACTGCATTTATAGTGATATATGCGTTTGTAAGAACTAAACGGGCCATTATTCGTCCGCTCCTTTTTCTATTACTGGTTTGGTTGGTGTATTACTTGATAGATGTTCACCCTTGACTAGTGCTTCTGGGTTACAACCTGCATCGAGTAATTCTTTTTCGGTGATTTGTTCACCTTTTTTCTTGTCTCCGAATACAAAATTATCGGATTTTATTGTATATGACATTATGCTCCATCTCCATATATGGTTACTTGGTATCGGTATGATAAATATTCAACATCAGCAGCTTGATAAACTCCTGATTGAGCCGCAGTAACTCTAAGCGTATCGACTTCTCCACCGAGAGTACGATCTGATTCAATTGCTGCTTTTATTGAATAATCTCCTGAACCAGAAAGATATTTATCGAGCTTGTCTTGGCCTGTTCTTTCAGAGAATCTCTGGACAATAACCATTACATCTACATTTGCTTGATCTAAACCACGAGCATTGTTAAGATCAAATGTAAGATCTAATTGACCAATTATTGCACATGGTGGAACAATTACATCAGGGACTAAATCATAAACTCTAAGTCCATCTATTTCTTGTAAATTGTTTTTTAATCCTTCGCGGACTTTGCTTGGTAGCATTAGTATGCAACTCCACTCAACTTTTTAAGTGGACGAATTAACGCTTCAACATCAGGATCTAATCTAGAAGTTAGTCTTACAGTTCCCATATCAACAGAACCGGCAACTCCAAATGGAGATTGTTTTCTAATAAACAGTCTAGAAGCTTGTAGACGAGCAGCTAAATTGATCTCTGCGGGTACAGCAGACCATCCCCATACTCCTGTAATACGTACAGTTTGCGGATATAAACGAGGAAAAAGATAACGATCTACGGCTAAGATGCGAGTAAATGGCCAACCTCTACGTGGATTATTTATTGGCTCCACCATATAATCTGTTGCAGACCAAACAGTTGTATAACTACGGTTAAAATTATCATCTGTTGCAATTTCACTAATAGAAACAATATCATCTGTATTACAGATCCACCAGTCATTTGGCGTGTAATAACGAATCACAGGAGCCGCAGAAGTTCCATCTTTGTAAAAAAATCTACCTGTATAATCATCAATCATTCTACATGCAGCAACAATTGCAGCTTCTATAGCTAGATCATCATTGATGTCTTCGATTGCAAGAGCATTCTTTACATCCGACAGGGTGCAATAGGCGTTTGTTAGTGCCATGCGTTATCCTTTTCTCTAATTTAGGCTGCATTGCTCGTTCTAAATCGGGCAAAGCTGTTGCTGTTTGTTTTTTCTTAAATATCTTCATTACTTTGCCGTTCAGTATGATGGCCTTCATGTAACCAGTATCTTTTCTGATGCGGCAATATGGCACCTGTATTGGCATAAATAGGGAAACCTAAATGCTTGATTTTACGGCAGAATAGTAAGTCTTCACTTATCCATTCACCATTTATAGGTCCATCCCAAAACCAACACCAGTTTGTACCTTGGTTTGGATCTGCTGTTTCGCGCATTTTTTCAAGTACGCTACGGTGGACTAGTATGCAACCAGTACCAGCAGCATCAATCTCAAAAACTGCATTACGTTTGTAGTCATTTATAGGCGCAAAGCCTTTATTAGTATCATTAAAAATCAATGGAACAGGAACAGGATATAGGTTTTCATTTGCGTCCCAAGCTGCAAAATAAAGTCCTGCTACAACTGGTCTATCTTTATCATGAGCTGTTTCAATTAACTTATCAAATGCTTGGACACTTAACTGCTCATCGGTATCTATCATTAACAACCAATCAGATTTTGTATGATCTAAAAAGGTTGCAACTACACGATTACGTAATTTACTTAATAAACCAGATCCTTCAATTCTTATAAATGGACCTAATCTTGAACTTCTTGCTTGTGCAAGTTGCAGCATTGTATACGCCCAAGCAGCATTAACTGAACCTGGATCACATGCTCCAATTGAAACTGTATGTGCTGATTTCATACTTTCCCCCAGTTAAAGGTGTAGAGCCGATAAGTCGGGGGAGTCTTACCGGCTCTACACTATTGTTCTAAGCTTTGCTTAGAATGTTGGAGCTACCAAACCGGTGCCTGAAATAATTGAGGCAGCTAGTGGGTAACGACCTGCTGAAAACGCTGCATAGCCATAGACAACAGACTTAATTGTCAATGTGCTTGCACCAGTTGCATCAAAGTTAAGTGCAAATGGTGATCCTGTCTGCTCCCATAGGTGCATTTCAGGTGCTGCAACGCAATAGATCTTGTCCTGATTTGTTGCTGCGCCGAAAGTTGTTCCAACGCTTGCATCAGTAACAATTGGTAGACCCATCAATGAGTAACCTGAGTTACCATATGATGAAGCTCCTGCGCCCGCTGCCATTGTATTTACTGGCCCGTTTGCGTTTGGAACTACCAAAGGACGGTTTTGTGAATCAACTGCAGCCAATAGATAAGCTAGGCGGCGTGGGTGCATGACCCAATGT